AGCAGGTAGACGCTTTGGCAAAACATTTCTTGCCATTAGACAACTTTGTTATTATGCCCGCACACCCAACAAAGAAATCTTCTATATTACCTCCTCTTATCGTGCTGCCAAGATGATTGTTTGGAAACCACTTAAGAAGCGACTACTTGAACTTCGTTGGGTCAAGAAGATCAACGAAGCAGAGTTATCTATTACCCTAAAGAATGGCAGCACAATCTCCCTCAAAGGCGGCGAGAATCCTGATGCCCTGCGTGGACCAAGTTTGTTTTATGTCGTCATAGACGAGGCCAGTGAGGTTCCTCCAGAGTTATGGCAGGAAGTTATTCGTCCTGCTCTTGCAGACCAACAAGGCCACGCTCTCTTTATTGGAACACCCAAGGGTAAGAGTAATTGGACCTTTGACTTATTCAACATTCAATATGAATACCCCGATGTTTGGAAGTCTTGGCAGTTTACTACATTAGAAGGCGGATTTGTCAAGCCAGAAGAAATAGAACAAGCCAAAAAGGACATGAGCCTCAAGCAGTTCCGTCAGGAGTTCGAAGCAACATTCGAAACGGCAGAGAACAGAGTAGCATGGGCATTTGACAGACAGTATAATTGTAAAGTCCTTGACAATGTTGATACAAGCATTATACACATTGGAATGGACTTCAATGTCAGTCCTGCCACAGCCGCAATCTTTGTAGAGCGTGGAGAGACTGCTTATCAGATAGATGAGGTTGTCATGTATTCAAGTAACACTAATGAAATGGTAGAGGAAATAGATTTAAGATATCCTCGCAGCAAGAAGTTTGTTTATCCTGATCCTGCTGGCAGTCAAAGAAGAACATCAGCAAATGGTAAAACAGATCATACCATTCTTCACAATGCAGGCTATGTTGTCAAAGCACCGAGAGCACATGATGCAGTTCGTGATCGCATCAATGCCATCAACGCTCGTTTCTGCTCTGCTGACGGCATTAGACACCTCTATGTTGACCCTAAATGTAAATACAGTATAGAGAGTCTCGAGAAGTTCTCGTTCAAAGATGGAACTCAAGTCCCCGATAAGGACTCTGGGTTCGATCATATGTTCGACGCTATGTCATACTATGTTGCATTCCGTTGGAAGATTAAGAGAGACATCGATCCAGACCTACTACAACCGCAAAGATGGGGAGTGGCATTAGGATGAAATACACTGATCGCAACCTCCCATACATGCAACGCTTTCTAACAAGATTTACTGAAGATCCCAATACCGGCTGTTGGGAATGGACTTCCGTCAAAGATCGCGATGGATACGGTAGATTTTACGACTATCGTGCTCACCGTTATGCTGCTGAACATATTGGCGGCCTGAATGTTAAGGGGAAAGTAGTTTGTCACCATTGCGATAACCCCGGATGCGTCAATCCCTCGCATCTATTTGTTGGAAGTCAAAGTGATAATAACAAAGATGCCGCTAACAAGAATCGTAGTGCCCATGGCGATAGAAACAATTGGGCAAAGTTGACCTATACTGAAGTATATCTGCTTCGCAAAGAGTATGAGCAAAGGTCAAGCAAATATGGCTTTTATGTAGAAAAAGCCCAACAACATGGATGCACTCCACAAACAATTATGAAAATGATTAAGAATAGATCTTATGTAAAGGATTCAATATGAGCACACTAATAGACGCAATTACAAATGAGATCAATAAGATCTTATCAGGCAATGAAATGTATAATACCTACAAGATCCAGTGGCAATACCTACTGGAAAGTTATATTGGCGGCGAAGAGTATCGTCGTGCTGGGCACTTAATACGCTACCAATTAGAAACAGATGCTGAATATCAAGCAAGACTTACTTCAACTCCTCTTGATAATCACTGCTCATCAGTTATCTCTGTTTACAACTCATTCTTATTCCGTGAGAAACCCGATCGTGACTTTGGTTCAATTGGCTTTCTTCCAGAAACAGAAGACTTTCTAAAGGACGCTGATCTTGATGGTCGCAGTTTCGATAGTTTTATGAAAGACATTGCAACATGGTCTTCAGTGTTTGGTCATGCTTGGGTTATTGTTAGCAAGCCTAATGTTGGAGCAACCACAAGAGCAGACGAAATAGCAGCAGGTGTTCGTCCTTATGTTTCTGTTCTTACTCCTTTAGTTGTTACTGACTGGAATTGGGTAAGACAACCTAACGGTCGTTGGGAACTTGTCTACTTCAAATACATCGAAGACATTACTGGCGATGTCCACACAGTTAAAGAATGGACTAAAGAAACAATCCGCACAATCATTATCAATGAATCAGAGCAAAGCATAGATAGTGATATCACTGAACCCAACGGCCTTGGAAAGATTCCTGTTGTTTGCCTTTACACAAGAAAAAGTTCCGTAAGAGGAATAGGGATCAGTGATATCGCTGACATCGCAGATTGTCAGAAGTATATCTATAACGCAACTAACGAGATTGCACAATCAATTATGATGGACTCACATCCTTCGTTAGTTAAGACTCCAGAGACACAGGCAGGAATCGGTGCTGGTTCAATCATACACATGCCAGAAAACATTGATCCTGGATTAAAGCCTTACCTATTGCAATATAGTGGAGCAGAGACTGCTTCAATTCTAACAGCCATCCAACATCAGATAGATGCTATCGATAAGATGGCAAATACTGGTGCTGTAAGAGCAACAGAAAGTCGCACAATGAGCGGCGTGGCAATGGAGACTGAATTCCAATTACTCAATGCAAAGTTAAGTGAGAAGGCTGATGAATTAGAATTAGCCGAAGAACAGATATGGCGTTTATTCTGCGAATATCTTGGCATGGAATGGGATGGTGAAATCGAATATCCCGATAACTTCAACATCCGCAACATTGGACAAGAAATAGTTCAACTTAAGATGGCTGCTGAAGCATTACCAACTAATCCTGCTATTCAAAATGCAGTTGCCATTAAGATACTGGAATGGCTTGATATGGATGACATTTGGGAAAAGGAAGATACAGATGCCTTTATTGCCCACACAATGGTAAATCCAGCGACAGGCGAACAAAGAATAGCAGAATCAGAAAAAGATCATTACATGCTTATGGCTCAAGGATGGTTACATGAAGGACAAGAAACATATCCTTATCCTCGTAATCCTCCAGCAGCCGTTCCACAATTAGATGGGGCAGCAACACCATCCCCTACTAATACAACCCAAGGAGGACAAGCATAATGCCCATACACAAAGTTAAAGGCGGATACAAATGGGGTGAACACGGCAAGGTCTACAAGACACGCGAAGGTGCAGAAAAGCAAGCCGCAGCCGTATATGCTTCTGGGTGGGTAGAGAAGCCCAAGAAGAAAAAGAAAGTGAAAGGAAAGTAACATGGCATATAAACCAAAGCCTAAACCAAAGACAAAGCCTAAACCAAAGCCAGGATACTAAAAAAATGGACTGCTACTCTATAAAAAGAATAGCAGTCCCACTATGAAGAATAGTATAAAAACTATTAAGTTAGCCAAGGTGAGCAAACAATCCAACATATATTGCCATTGCGATAAAATTATAACGCATAAACTTTATACGAATGTTGCGAATGGAATTAGATATTGATGATGTGCTTGCGGGAACTACAACCGCAGTCTGAAGCGAAACATTTAGAGGAATAATGCGATCGTCGTTTGTAACAAACATTGTCTAACTCCTTATTGTTTATTTATTATAGCACCTTTTATGGTATAGTCAACCTTGGCGGACGAATGTAAACATTACCACCCATAGTAGCCATATCCATAAGCAGGACCATAGTAACCACCATAAGGATAATACATTACAGGTGGAGCATAGTAATAAGACTGCGAAGCAATAACGCCTCCAATAATGGCACCAGCAATAGCAGCACCTGCCATGGCACCACCATATCCATATCCACCATAACCGTATCCATAACCTCCATAGTATCCACCGTAACCATATCCACGATACCAAGCATTGGCTGGCATGGTGCTTAATCCAATTCCAATTAAGGCAATTGCCGCTATCAACATCTTCCTCATAACTGACTCCTTTAGTCTACTTATTATAACACAGAAAGTGGATTTGTCAATAAGAAGCCTTTATTACAACCATTACAGGGCGTTCTTATAAATAAACATATGCGGTCGGTTCCAAGCAAAGCCGATCCAATACCTCATAACTTCGAAAGGAAGGTTCGTTTACAATGGACGATAACACATTGGCTAATACCGCAACTGATGCGGTCGAAACAAATCAGGAAACAGCAGCAACAAAAACTTATTCGCAAGAGGAATTCGATCGTCATATGGCAGGCATGAAAAATGCACTCCAGAAGAAGTTCGAAAAAACCTTAAGTGAGTTAGGTGATATAGAAGAACTTAAAACGCTAAAGCAACAAGCCGAAGCAAAGAAAATAGAAGAAGCCACAAAGCGTGGTGAATTCGAAAAAGTTCTTCAAGATCTCGCTGCCAAAAAGGATGCTGAAATCCATAAAAGAGATCAAGTTATTAAGGAATACAAAGTGAATACACCACTACTAAATGCTGCGGCAAAGTATAAGAGTGTAAATCCGGAGCAAGTCAAAAAACTTCTCCAATCAAATGTAACCCTTAATGCTAATGGTGAAACTGATGTTCTTGATGATAGCGGCAATGTTCGCTATAGAGACGATGGAACTGCATTTGGTGTTGATGATTTGGTTAAAGAGTTTCTAACTACTAATCCACATTTCGTTAGCCCAAGTCCGGCAACAACTAATACCAAGAGCAATGCTATAAACAAAGTAGCCGATTTAGATCTCTCCAAGTTGGACATGAAGAATCCTGCCCATAGAGAAAAATATAGACAGGCAAAATCGCAAGGCCTTGTCTAATTGCCATAGTATTAAGGAGATTTTATAATGGCTAATAATGATACAACACTTAATAGTGAATTGTTTACTCGCCTTCTCGCAGAGGCTCAATTCGCTGCATACGAGAATTCAGTTGCCCGTCAAGTTGTAACTGCTTTCGACTTCCCAGCCAATGCTGGTAAGGTTCTACAGGTTCCAATTTATAGTGCTGTTACTGCTGGCGACTTAACTGAAGCCGTAGCACCAAGTGCTGCTGACACTAACACTTCAGAAGCAACAATAACTTTAGCAGAAATTGGTAGCCTTTTTACTGTTTCTGATATGCTTCGTGATTCAGCAAGCCGCGATGTTATCGCTGACCTTGGCATGAGTGCTGGTATGGCAATTGCAGAGAAGATGGATTCAGGCGTATTCAGCCTATTCAATTCTTTCTCTTCTTCAGTTGGAACTGAAGATAGTGCTATCACAGTTGATCATATCTTCGAAGCAGTTTCTAAACTACGCCAGGCAAAGGTTATCGGTCCTCTTTATGGTATCGTAAGCCCAAGACAGGCTCTACAGTTAAAGAAAGAACTTGCAACTGCTGGCGGTGCTAACTTAACTGCTTCAGAGATTGGTTCAAGCGTTCTTCGTGGTTACTACATTGGCTCAATGGCTGGTGTTCAAATCTTCGAAAGTGCTCTTGTTAAGCAAGACCTTGACACTGATGCTGACACTGAACTAAATGCTGTTGGTGCTATATTCGCTCCTACTGCACTTGGTCATGCTATCCGCGGTGGTGTTAACATGGAAACACAGCGTCAGGCTGCAAAGAGAGCAACTGATGTTATGGTTTCTGCTGTTTGCGGTCAAGCAATTCTCCAGAACTCACATGGTGTTAAAATCCTCGGTTCAAATAGCGACTAATAAGGAGTAAACATGGCTTACATTACTGAATCCGGAAACACTATTAGTTTCGCAGATTATCAAGATGTCTTTAATAGAGATCAGCGTCTGTTCGATTCGAATGAAAGCCTCACTGACGATGTTGTAGAAAATCTTCTTATCAGAGCGACGGAGCGTATTATAACCAAGATACGCTCCAGTTCGTGGTGGCAAACATATTATCTGCAAAGATATACGGGAACCATTACAAGTCGTGCTGATATCCCCGCTCCAGATATCAATAAGATTATTAGTCGTGAGAATGACTTTACCGATCTTTGCGTTTATCTGGCACTGGCTGACTTTATTCTTCCATTAGTCGCAGACTTTGGAAATGAAGATAGCAGTGAAAGAAAGAAGATGGGGTATTACACTCAAAAGGCCGATGCTTTATTCGGTGAGTTAATTACCGCTGGTGACTGGTATGACTTCGACGATGATTCTGTAGTAGAGTCATTTGAGAAGGAGCCAGGAAGGTATAACTTAAAGAGGGTAAGATGAGAGAAGAGATTATCAGTTACATAAAAACTTTGTCATTAGGTAATTTTTCTATATCAGAGGAGTTACCGCGTGATGAAGGTGGTATCCCCTTATACATCAAAAATCCGCGTAGGATTTATGTTGATAAGGAAGAATATGATACTGTGCCAATTATCCAGGCTTTAGATGGTTTGGATATACACGCTGAACAAACATCTGTCAATGTTTATTTTACGGCTGACGCAAAGACTCTACCAGCAAACTATAGCACTTTGGTCAGCAAATTAAAGTTGGGAAAAGACATAAATCAACCTGGAGGCTACACCAAGCGAAAGGTAGAAGTTATGACTGAAACTGATCAAGATTTACTGATAACCAGAGTTAACTTTAAGTTTAGTAAGTTATTATAAGGAGAATTTACACATGGCTTACATCTATCCAGCACCTGGCGTAAGCGGGGTGCAAGCAACACTAAAAGTTAGTATCTCTTCCAATGTAAGTGATACTGGCTTTACACTTCCTGGTCTCCAGGATATTACAATGAACAACGCAAACGATGTTTTCGAATGGACACAATTGGATGCGACAAACAAGTTCACCATCGCTACTACATCAACAAACAGTTTAGAAATGAACATTGTTGTTGATCAGGACGCATTCTTTGGAAAGAGTTCAGCAACTGCTGGAACTGCTGAAAAAGATGGTTTATGGAAACTATCAACTGATAAGACAAAGATTAAGTTCGAGATTTATTTAGGTGATACTTCCAGCGGTGGAACTGGTAAGACACTTTCTGGAACAGGCTACTTTACAGAAGTCGCTCCAACTGTTTCTGCCGATGAACCAGTTTGGGTTTCGCCAATCACAATTAGCATGGATTCGGCATACACTGTAACCTAATCCATAATAAGTCATAAGGGGGTCTAATAAGCCCCCTTTAGACAAATCCCAGTAAATATTACAAAGGATAGATTAATGGATGTAATTGATTCAAAGACCACAGAAGACCTGCTAAAGAGCCTATTAGCAGAAACAGCAAAAGCCCGCAATGAAATCAACTGTTCTCAAGCCGACCTAAAGAAGGCACAAAACAGAATAAGTTTCTTGTTGGTTGTTATCAATAAACTGATAGAAAGACAGGAGATAAAAGGATGAAGTTAAGTCAATTAGTGGCAAAGCCACAGTTAATTAAAGTTACAATCGAAGACGAAGACATTGTTAAGGAATTTGGTGAAACCATCGAGTTCTGGACATATGATCGCCAGCCAATGGACACCTTTATGAAGTTAGCATCTATGGATGGTTCTAACTATGGTGAGATCGTTAAGGCGGTTAGAAATCTTGTTCTTGATGAGGAAGCAAAGCCTATCCTTAAAGAAAACGAAATGCCTCCAACAAAGGTTCTAATTAGAGTTGTTTCAAAGGTGCTGGAAGGCTTGGGAAAGTAACCAACGCTGAATTAGATCCTAATTCAGCAGAGGTGCAATGGGTTTTAGTTTTAGATGGAATGGCAAAGCGTTATGGTTGTCTTCCATCACAGATACTATCAACTGCTGATAGTTTCGATTATTACATCTTCGATGTTGCCTTAAGTTGGAACAACTATCAACAAAAGAAGGCACATGAAAAAGCAGGTGGTAAGAAAGAAATTAAAAAGGTTGATAGAGTTACATTAGAAGAAATGATGAAACGAGTTAGGGAGAATGGTAATGTCGGCGAGAATGATTAAAATTAGAGACGAAATTGGTGCAAAATTATCACAAGTTCAAAATGAACTTCGCACTTTACCTAACCAAGCACATAAGTTCTTCTTCGACAAAACTCCCAAGCGAACTGGAAATGCTCGCAGTAAGACAAGACTTCGCGGAGATACAATATCCGCGGAGTATCCATATGCTGTTCGCCTTGACAATGGTTGGAGTAAGCAGGCTCCCGATGGAATGAGCCGTCCAACTAAAGAGTTTATTCGTCAGCGTTTAAGTAGGATTGGAAAGTAAATGGCAACAGATACCTATAGTATTCAAATTAGTGTTGATCAAGCAGTAGGTGCTCTTAATGGTCTAAAATCTGCTTTAGGTGGAATTGGAACAGCACTTGCAGTAAAGGAATTTATTCAATTAAGTGATGCTGTTACTTCTATGCAGAATAAATTACGATCTTTAAGTCCAGATATGCAAAGTGTAAACAATCAATTCAAAGGACTTGTTGATATCGCAAATAGATCAAGAACAGAACTTGATACAGTTGTTAACACATATACCAAGTTTGTTAAAGCAGGCCAAGAAGTTGGAATGACTCAACAACAGGCCGCACAAATAACTGAAACATTAGCAAAGGCTTTACAGACAGCAGGATCAAGTGCTGCTGAAACTAATTCTGTAATGACGCAATTAAGTCAAGCATTCCAGAGTGGAAAACTTGCGGGTGATGAATTCCGTTCAATAATGGAAAATATGCCAATTAGTGTTATTCAGGGATTAGCAAAAGAATTGGGTGTTCCTGTTGGACAATTAAAAGATTTAGCAAAAGAAGGAAAGATTACTGCTGATGTTCTTAAGAACGCACTTCTTAATGTTGGTCAAACTGTAAATGCAGAATACGCAAGATCAATTCCAACAATCTCTCAAGCATTTGTTACACTTGGAAATAATGTAAAAGCAGCATTCGCAACTTTCGAACAAAATACTCAAGTTGGCCAATCCTTTGCAAAGGCAATATTAGAATTAGGTAAAGCAATAGAGTATGCCGCACAACATATTGATTCAATAATTGGTCCTCTTAAAGTTTTAGCAACAATCGTTGGAGGACTACTTGCCTTTACCGCAGTTGGAAAAGCCTTCGAAGTCCTTGGTGCTGCTTTCGGTGTTGTTAGAACCGCTGTAACTGCTTTGGCTCCGCTTTGGGAAGGATTAGTTGCCGCGGGTAAGGCTTTAATGGAAATCTTTACAGGTTCTGGAACTATTTCTTCCTTTGGACAAGCAGTTTCTTCAATCCTTGGACCAATTAGAGAACTTGTTCAATTATTAGTAGCAGGTGCTGGTGCTTTCGCAGCATGGACAGGAATTGATAAACTTCTTCCTGGAGGAAAAGGAACAGCAGCAACTCCAACAGGAACAGCAGCAACAACATTAGAAGGTGCTGTTGGAACACCCGACGGAGCAAGTGTAGGTGGAACTGTTGGAATAGGTGCTGGTGGTTCCCCGACAACAGGAACAACAAATCCATATTTCTCAAATGAAGCGAGAATGAATGCCGAACAAATGACGGCGGCAATGGAGCAAATGCATCAAAAAGGACAAAACATCCTGGAAAGTTATCAAGCAACTAATGCTGAAAAACTTAAAGAGATGGAATATGCCAATACGCTTATTGGTCTTAAAGATACAGAGCGTGAAAAGGTTCAAGCCTTACACGATGCTACTGCTGAATTCTATAAACAAATTACTCCATTACAAGAAGAGTATGATCGTTTAAGACAAAGCAGCAGTGATCAGGATCAACAGAAGGCACAGGCCCTTAAAGAAGAAATTGATAAGATCACACAAGCACATGAACAATACAGTCAGAAGATCACAGAGATCCTTGACAAGAAACAACAAGCACTTGATGCTGCTAAAGCACAGGAACAAGCAGAACACGCTATCGCTCAAGCAGCGGAGCGTCGTAAACAAATAGAAGGTGACATTGCCAATCTAAAACAACAGGCTGCTGACAAAGTTTCTTCTGCTCAACAACAATTAGATCTAAAAGGTTTAACTGGTGTTCAGCGTGAAATGAAACGCATCCAGTATGAGGAAGACAACTGGGCAAACGCAGCAAAGAGAAGAATTAAGGAACAATGGGGTGAAGGTGATCAAGCAGGCCTTGATAAGAGACTTGCAGAGATTGATGCCATTAAGAATAAAACAACACAAGACCTACAAGGTATCGCACAACAAAGTTCTGCATTAGAACAACAGCATACATCCAGCCATCAGCGTTTAAGTCAAGGCTGGAGCAATACTATGGACCATATGAGAACCAAGTCACAGGAAACAACTTCTGCAATGGGTGGTATGTTCGATAAGATGTCAGGCGGCATAACAGACTCAATCATGAATATGGTTAAGACTGGTAAGTTTGATGCCAAGAGTCTAATTGGTGCGTTCGAACCACTACTTAAAGGTGGTCTAAATGAATTGTTCAGTAGTCTTTTAGGCGGTGGCGGAAAAGGTGGCGGAATATTCAGCGGACTATTTGGTTCAGCACAAGGTGGTATTGGTGGACTCGGTGAAAGCATAACAGGTCTAACAAATCAATTAGGATCAATGCAGGGAGCAATGGGACCTAATGGAGCAAGCGGAAGTCCGGCTTTCGTTAATATCGCAGGCGGACTTGATCCACTAACACAAGGTTTCGATCAACTTGGAAATATCTTTACACAAGGTCTTGATGGACTTGGAAGTAGCCTCGGTGGCATCTTCGATCAACTTGGTAGCAGCCTCGGCGGTCTCTTTGGAGGCGGTGGAGGTGGTGGCCTTGGTGGACTCTTCGGAGGTGGCGGTGGAGGTGGAGGTGGTGACATCTTCAGCGGCATTGGCAACCTATTCGGTGGCGGAGGTGGTGGCGGAGGCCTATTTGACTCCATTGGTGGCATCTTCGATGATATCGGTAATTCCTTTAGCGGCTTCTTCGCACAAGGTGGTAAGATTCCAGGCGGAAAGTTTGGTGTTGTTGGTGAGAATGGTCCAGAGTTTGTAAGTGGTCCTGCTAATGTTACGCCAATGGGAGGCGGAATGCAGGTTGTAAATTACAACATCAATGCAACAGATGCAATGTCATTCAAGCAAATGTTAGCAGCAGATCCTTCCTTTATACATGCCGTAGCAATGAAAGGGGCATCTGGTATGCCAAGGAGAAGATAATTGTCAGCGTTCCAATATGTAATTGATTATGCCAATCAGATGAGTATCAGTCGTCGTCCTGTTTCGGCATCTACCCTATCCAGAGATGGAATACTTCGTGCAGTCAACCGTGGTGGTGCTTATTGGAGGTTCGAAGTAACAATGCCTAATGGTATGCGTTGGACTGATTGGAGAACAAAGATCACAGAGTTAGAAACTCTTGGTAGAGCAACTGCTGGATCATTTACTCTAAACAATACAGGATTAAGTTGGTTGGTAAAGTATCTTGGTGATGCTACTAACCTAACAAATACCTTTAGAGCAACATGGACAAAGTATGATACCTTTATCACACTTTCAGCAAGTCCAACACTAACAAGCGGTCAATTCAAATTCCGCACTGGTGATTTTATTCAACTTGGTCCAAATGGTAAGGTATATAATGTTATTCAGGATGTGGCATACAATTCAAATACAGTTTACCT